CGTTTCCTCATAGGCCACGTTTTTAAAGCTGTCAGCATGGTCCGCGTCACTAGCCGCGTAGCCGTTGAATAGGCGAACATGCGTAACGTATTGAAGGCCGCCATTAATCTCGAGATATACGGGATTAGTGGTCAACGCTGGCGCGGTATCAGTATCAACTAGCACGCCGTCAACGTAGAGTTTCTGGTCGCCGCCATAGGTGAAGCTAAACCCGACGCGCTGAATCGGTTGAATCGTTCCGCCCGTGCATGAAACGGTCGAGGCCCCGACCGCAGTTAAAGAATATCCGCCAGTCGAAACCCGCGAAAGCGTGAGAGAGTAGCCGCCGTAAAAGCGAAGTAGTACAGCATTAGCGTCGGCTGTTACGTTTTTTAAAAGCACCTCGCCGGAAATCGAAGCGCCAGGAGTGAATAGATACTCAACCTCGGAAGAAAGCCAATAATCGCCAGGCATATTATACGCGCCGGATACAGCTACATAACTCGGAGTACCCGAGATAGTAGGGTACTCTACGCCCCTCGGGTCTAAGTAAAACCGATGCTCGGAATTGAAATCCGAGCCGATATCATTCGCCCAATCGGCAGATAAATGTTTTAGCATTAGCTCGCCGAAATATAACAGCCGCCAAAAATAAAACCGCTAGTTGCATCCAGGTCAGCAACCGCTATTAGCGCTGGTGATTTAGTAGAACCAGATTGAGTTAAGAATATCCTTGATTGTCCCGGTTCAGTTTCAAGCCCGGCCTGTGTATATCCTGAGGTAAGCGTCAATCCGCGCCATTGCCCCAAGGAGAATCCTATGTTATACGTTGACGCCGCCGCAAAGGGCAGTCCGCCTATTGCAACATACCCATTTATTCCAGCATCCTTTGCAGATATAGCTACATAGCCCTCAATAAATACTAAGCGGCCTATTTTAATATAAGATCCATTCTGTGCGGTATATGTTTGCGTACCTGCCGCTGTCGATCCAATAATTGTAGGAGTCCACGCCGTGGGAGTTAGACAGGCATCGGTAATATCCTTAACCTGATCCTCTAGATGCTGGAGATTTGCGGCGTTAAGTTGGCTAGTAGTGGCCGGTGAATTGGCCCAAGTGGTTTTGGTATAAGCGGAAATAGCCATTACCTATTACTCCCGGTCGAAGCCGACCTAATACGCTGATTTAGTTGACGCTCGGATACTAGCGACCCGGCGATATTGTAGTTAATAACGGTAGCACCACCGCTACCGCCACGACTCGCAGGACTCACGCTAACATGCTCTCGCCCAGCCTCGCCTACCATCATCATAGTCGGGCCAGTAGTGTCAAACTCTCCACCGTTTGCCATGGCTCGGATAGCTCCAGCCCCGGCGTAACCAGCAACTGAGGCGGCTGTATAACCAACGCCACTCGGTATATTTCCAGCCGCATAGGCGGCGACAGCTTCAATCGCCCACTGAGCCGCGAAAGCTTCTAGGACACTAGCTATCGCGGCCTTACCAGCATCGGCAAAGGCTTCCCATCCTTCTTCACCATTGACAAGGGCCTCGCCTAACGCGTTGCCAAGTGATTTGTAGGCATCTAGGGCAACATTCTTTAGCTGTTGTTCAAGTGAGATTTGTTCCTGTGTTTTACCTTTTGATTTATCTATTGCGTCATTATACTCTTTAGCCGCGTCGGCGAAGGATAATCCCTTTTCACTCGCCAATTTTTCTACCGCGCTAATATAGTCATTTACGCTTTTACCTAGACTATTCCAATACTGTGATTCGTCCCATGGAGTAAGGCCAACATTTTGCACAAGCGAAAGACTATTAGCGAAAGCAGTAGCCGCTGCGTTCATTTCCTCAAATGTTTTTGGAGCTTCCTTTCCGAGAATCATGAATCCACGGTAATTCATTTGTAGCCATGTATCCATGTTGAGATCATCTTGTGCTTGTTTTAGTTTCTGCTCCGACTCTGCTGTTTTTTGTAATGCTTTTTTGTCTTTCTCGGCCTGTTCTGCTAATCTTTTTTCATACCCGGCTCTATCTTTAATTTTCAGTATAATTCCAGTAAGTATCGCGCTTTCCTGCTGTAATTTTTCTAATTCTTTTCCCTTTGCCCCATATATGATCTGATGCGAAACGGCATCTCTTGCCGCAGTTACTTGTTCGATAAAATCATCATACGACATCCCGGCAGAATCAAGCGTCGCCTTGACTTCTCCAATAGATATCATGCCGGTCTTTAATGATTCTGATATTATATTACCAAGCGCCTTTTTTGACGCATTGGACGCTATTTTCTCCATTATTACATTGAAGCCATCTAGTGCTAGATTTACAGCGGGAACAACAGTATTCCCGAGTTCTGCCAGTCCTGCCTTGAAATTATCCTGAGCCGTAGACCATTTGCCCGCCGTAGTCTCGGCGGTCTTGTCCATCATGTTATAAAATAAGCCGCCTTCGGAAGTGGCCATTTTAAAAGCTCCGGCAACTTCTTCGGCAGAGACACCACCCTCAGACATTCTCTTTTTTAGATCGGCCATGGATTCTCCGGTCTTTTCTGAAATGATTTTTAGAGGGTTGAATCCATTGTTAATAAGCTGTAGCAAATCCTGGCCCATGAGTCGGCCGGTTGACATAACCTGACCATAGGCAATCGACAGGCTTCTAAGTTTTTCCCCATTGCCCATCGAAATATCGCCGAGCATTTTAATTGTGGGGATTATTTTTTCGGATTGAATGCCATACTGACCGAGCGTTCTCGCGCCCTGCTCGACCGCTTCAAAGGAAAGAGGCGTCTTTGCCGCGAGAGCGAAGATTCGGTCGAACATTTGTTCGCCCTCTTCCATGTCCCCGAGCAAAACGCCCCATGAGGTTCGAGAGGTTTCAAATCCAGCCGCGAGGACTACCGATTCCTTTGCAAGCTGACCGATAGTAGAAAGTACTTTTTTAGTCGCATCGACTGCTAGGCCCATGCCGGTTGTATAGCCGGCTACCTGTTTAGCAAAATCCTTAAACCCGGCACCGGCTTTATTCGTGGCCTGTTCGGTCTTATTGAGATCGGCTATAGCCTTCGCTACTTCGGCGGTAACTAGGATGCGTAGCTCGTCAATTATGGCCATTAGTGCGGCTCCTTTTCTAGCTTCGCCGATAGTGCGTCGAATAGTTCAATAACTGATAACTGTTGCGGTGTCATTTCAGTCCAAGGTTTATGTCCATGTTTTTTGCATCGATTCCAAAAGCGTATGCAAAGCGCGGTTTCGATATTATCTAATTGTTTTAGATCGTCTTTCGACAACTCGTATCCCGTATCGCCATTTAGTAATTTATTTTTAGTAGGTACAATCATCAAAGCGGGAATAGGTCGGCTTCCGTCGAAGTATCCGCGATACCATGCGCCGAAAGCCTTAGTCAGTTTTTTTCGTCAATCTCCATCGCGTCGCGGATGTGCATGGAAACTTCTTTAAGCATTTCGCCGAGCCATCCCGGGCCGCGAGCCGCCATGAACTCCTCAGCAGTTTTTCCATATTTACAGTTTTCTATTTCAGTTACTCCGCGCTTGAAGATATAGTTAAAGTCAAAACGCGCGATACTCTTAACCTTACCCTTAGATTCGGCATAGCTAAACTCGAGGAACTGCATTTCACTCTGCTCGGCGGCCGTCAAGAATCGAATATGGAACTTGATCGGATTTTCTATTTCCGCATTGCCATGAGTAGTGGGAATAAAAATCTCGTTATCGTTTACGTTAGTCATTTGATAGCCTCCTTATCAAATTAGATTAAGACCACTTAGGAAGGTGAGTAAGCGAAAGGTCGAGCGAGAAAGTAGACTTCGCGCCAACGCTAGAACCCTGCGAGCTACCAGTGATACGCCCGCGAGCCTGGAGAGTTTTACCACCATCATAGATGTTAAACAGGCGAGGAACGCGCGAGGTGTGACAAGTCGCATTGTTGGCGAGCGCAAGCTGTACCGCGTTGCTAAGATCAAGGCCACCAGAAATAGACACGGTGAACGCAGGGAATCCATCAACTTCCTGGCGCAGATAATCTCCGAAGGCCGTAACATCGATAGCCTCGATGCTCTCGTCGTAAGTATAGGTATCCATGTACGGAAGCGAAGTACAAGTACCACCCGTAACCGTGAGCGCTCCAGCAGTACAAGTACAAGCACCACCGGTCAACTGCTTAATCGTAACTCCATATCCAGTCTTTACCGCCATTTAATTTCTCCTCTCGATTAGGTCTAACGTGTCAAAAACCCCTTTAGAATATTGCTCCCTGTTATGGAGCATCTGTAACATTTTGCTATCGTCCTTCATTTGCTCTTTTAATTTGCTTCGCATGTCTCGCATGTATTCCATGTCATCAAGCTCATACATGTAAGTTGCGCAAGTATCCTTCATATACCCGCCAGGGCATATAGTGATTTTATCCCCTAGGGCGGATAAGTAACCCATGAGCCAGTAAAACATATTGCGCCGCGAATATTCGTCATCGCTAGAAAAGTCAACGCCATAAAGCTCGATGTTTTTAAACCCGCACATATGGGCAAATCCTAGCATCATGGCAACGGTTCCGTTGAAGCGCTTTCCAAAAGTCTCGACTAACTCATCGATAGGGAAGGCCGCACTGCACGGGATATCCTCGTGAATCTCGCGCATGAAAATCTTCCCGCCGAATGCGTTCAAGTCCTCGGGCTTGAATACTCCATCATGCAACTCGAAAATAACGTCACAACGCTTCAACCCAAGTCCTACGCTCGCGGTACTCCAAATAACCACGCTCGGATCGTCGAACGGGGCCCGGTCTTTAGTCACCCCGCCGCCGACGATTGCTAGTCTAGTCTCCGACATTTTGCCCCCTTGACAATGTTTCTAATCTATAATATTATATGGCTATCTTTCTTGGAGGTGTTTATGGATAGCCCGATACTATCTAGGCTCTTGGATGTTGGTTTTTTGACTGGAAGTCGCGCCTTCGGGACTGAACGGGATGGAAGTGATTATGATATATGCTATTCAATAGATGATAGCAATTTTATAAATGTAATTATTGAAGGTATGGAAAGACACCCATCGGATTACTTTTCGGGTTTTTTTATTAGTTGCGACGGGATAAATATTAATCTGATCCCCGTTCACCCTCACGAATACCTATGTTGGTATCTTGCCACCAAGGCAATGAAGGCAACGCTGGTCATTAGCGGAATTGATAATCCAATAGGGAAATATTCTGTTTTTATGGGAATAGTATCATTATACAAGGGGACCGTAAAACAGCGTGGCAATTTATCATCATACAATAAAGTTAAATCTTATATTTATGACCTTGAACACAAATTAGCCAATCCCAGATTGCCAGACGTTGAATCATTTCCTTTTTAACTATGCGCCCTAACAATATAATCGCTAGAAAAAACATAGCGCGAGGTATCTGGATTATATCTCTCTCGTCTATTAGCGGGCTCGATAGTCCATACGGTTAGGCCGGAAAGCGTGCCGGAATGATAGCGGAGCAATGTCCGCAATCTGTCGTCAATCGCATAGCTCGCGCGGCTCGAGGCCACTACGTCGAACTGTAACCTCGCTTGCGTATCGTCGCTCGAAAAGAAATCTTGCGCGTCTGTGTTGGAAACCATCGTATAGACGCAATAGGGCAACGTAGCGCCCTCGGGGGCGAGCAAGTAGTAGAGGCGGCCTACCGTTAGCGTCGGTGCGCCTATGCCCCCGATATAGTTCATTAGCGTGGCATCAGCGCGGAGGTAGGTATCTATTACGGATTGTACGCTTGTCATTTTCTCCTACCCGTTCTGGTGACTACATTTTTCCCATCGGTTCTAATTTCAACGCCTCTATATGGATGCCGGATATTGTAATAGGCTAATTGCACCTTCAATTCTTTGCCGCTTATTTGGCCTATCTTTGATCTAAACCAATCGACGGCGGGTCTAAGATATGGTTGGGCCGGATAATTCTCCATATCGGAACGGCCCTCTTCAACCGCGCGGGCATATTCGGCATTCGTTCCTAATACGCCCTCATATCCACTCGTCGGAGGAGTAACCTCGGCAGGCCCACCGCCCAAGAATGTAGCCGCGCCCTCGCTAGCCTGTCGCTTATTCGTAGCCCATGAAAGCGAGTCGCGCAGGTTGCCAGTATCGACCGGGACTAGATGCGCGGCCTGTCCCTCGATGGCTACGAGCGACTTCCATATTACGGGCTCCAAGACTTCGGGCTTTAATATATCCGAATAGGCCACTTGACACGCTCCGGGATATATGCTAGATTGACGATAGCCCATAGGAGGGGCAGAAAATGAAGGTAGACATTAATGAGAGCGCAGAGAAGAAATTCGAGCCGTTTTCCTTTACCGTGACCATAGAGACGCCGCAAGAGGCGCGGCTATGGTTCCATGTGTTTAACAAAAGGGGGCTTGACGATGCAATATTCGATGATACATATTTCGGTGACAAATACAACCGAGATATGGTAGATCACTTTGAGCCTAATGCTAAAATGCGCGAGTTCATTCGAAATAGAGTAGATATCGACAATTAGGACGTAATTTCCTTAAGGTAGACCTCGGCATGATGCCCGGTCTTTAACGGGATCGCGTCGGAGATGCCCTCGATCTCAAAGGTTCTGGAGCCCCATCCGACGCGCATTCCCTTAGTCAATGACTGACTAGTTTTGCACATGAGCACATGTGTTGACGTTGCGAAAATCTGCCCATCATGCCAGCGGTCTGAACTGGATATTTGATCGATAGCGGCCTTGAAGGTTGAACCGGCTGTCCATGTAGGCTCGAAAGGCCAGGTAGCCGAGGCGGTCCAGGTGTAGGGAGTAATCACCTCAGTATAGTAGTTATCAATCGACATCGGTTATTTTTATCTCCGTAGGGATAAACGTTCCGCGCCTGTCGGTGTAATGCTCGATCCTTCGACCGCGACCGATCTTGAGGAATCTCCATCGGTCAAGCCCGCGCAATATTTCCTGGGGATAACCGGCATCCGAAGCTCCGCCGCTCGCGCGAGAATAGGAATACTTACTAATCGACTCGCTAACCAGTCCGGCGTCGGCCATATGCGAAAGCTGGTAGGCTATCATTCTGGCCGCGTAAATCTGAATACCGGCAGGGTATTGAATGAGCGTGATAGTTGCGCTAACTTCTGCCTCGGCTACCAGGACATCGGAAACGGTCACAACAGTATCGGCAAAGGTAGTGCTAGTCAACCGCCCGTCATTGCGTACAGTCCCGCTCAAAACAAACTGATCGCCATTGGCAAACGATACCGCGCTAATGCCGCCATCGGCGCATACAAGGGTATAGACGGGCCCGGCGGCAACGGTCGGAGTAAAGTCGCCCGTGAAGGTTATGTCCGGGTTGGTGAAGTCGTTATTGCAGTACTCCACGATATCCGCTTCAATCTGCGGTATCATCGCTGAGATACGGGCATCGCGGGTAGCATCGGTATCAGTGATACCCATGTAAGTTTTATATTGAGCAAGCGTAATTATCGCCATTGTTTCCTCTGTTAAAAAAGCGGCGCGGGCTCCGTGGGAGGCACACTCGGCCCGGCCGCAAAATTACCTAATACTTGCCTTCGTATTCCGAGAATGGAAGCTCCGCGAATACAATAGAAGTCCAGTACGTTCCGCTAGTTGCGGCCGTTGCGGCACCAATGCTAATTGAGGTATTGGGCTCAAGCTTGAGCATTCCATCAAAAAAGAAACAGTGATTATTATACGGGCTACCAGTGGCCGCAGTACCGCTCACCCACTGACCCATTCCAAGGTCGAAAAGGGCGGTCGGTTGAGTAGTGAACGTGACGGTAGCATTTGCAAATCGAGCTTTACACGGATCGACGGATGGATATTTTACGCGCATTGGCTTAGGAGCAACATTGGCCCACGTTGCTATCGGCTGGCCCGTGGCAACCTCTTTCCCTGCTGGGGCTAGATATGATACGGTAAATCCATCTATAACCTGCGTCCCAAGCGTGGCGGCGGAGAAGCTCGCTAGTATTGGTATGATGCATTTTCCGCTATCACTCGGATTCCACAGTGTGGGAGAGTTTGTAAGCGTAGTATTTACCGGTATGGCGGCGGCGGCGCTAGATCGTGCGACATAGACATAGCCACGCCTGCACCATTCCGCATATTTCCCGCCGAACTCCTGAATCTGAACCGAGCCCATTGGATTTTGCTTATACATTTTTTACCGCCTTCGGCTTAGGGCCTGGCTTCTTTCTTTCCTGGGCAACTTCGGGGGCCTTGCCATGCTCTACGTCATGCGCATATCCGCGCGCTAATACCGCTATTTCGTCGGCGTCAGCGGTTGAATATTCCCCGTTGACGAAACGAATACAGCGGTTACGCGAAGGGATATAGACAAGCCCGATACCCCTGAACGTAACCGCCATAATCAGCTCCAAGCCTGGAAGGAACGCATCCAGTAAAGATTGCCCGTATTCGCGGCTGCCGCGCCAGCGCGGAAGTTGAGCGAGGGAGTAAGAACCACGGTCGGAAGCGTGGAAGCGAAACTAGCAAGGAGCGAGCCATCGAATCGCGCATAGACCGTCGAGCCGTCCCAAATAATCTCATAGATATGCGCCGAGGTGTCCATCGTCCCGACAGCGGCGGTATTATTCTCCGAAGTGGTCTGGTAGCTCTTGAAGTTAATCGCCGTAGCCGCATCGAGCTTCGAGAAAAATACACCACCTGCAGAAACCGCGATAGCGTGAGAGCTAGAAGCCGCCATCAGCGTGGTATCTACACCGCAAAGACCCGCGAGGAAATCGGACTGCGTGGCATCAGTTGCACCGGCGAACTTGAGACCATAATATGCGGGCTTGCCAGATTCGAGCTTAAACTGCGACCCTACAGCCTGAATATTCGAGCCATCGAAATCAGCGCCCGCCGTAGTGATTACATTAGAAATGCCCGGGACAACGCCAGCGGAAAGCGTAGAGTTAACCGCAGTATGCACGATGGCGTCCGTATAAAGGCTAGGCCCGTCCATCTTGAACGCAACGCCATCCCCGCGAAGATCGAGCCATCGCCAGGGATAACGAGAATCAACAAGAACCTCGCAATTTTCGAGGCCGGAAACTTTAGACCAACTAAGCATTTTCCGTCCTCCCTTAGCTCATCGTCACGGTGAAGGTATCGGTAGCGGTACCCCCGCGAAGGTTAGTATAGGTTATAGTGAGCGTGGAAACGTCGGTCGCGACATAAGAGCCGCCACCCACGTTTCCGGCACTAACGGTAACCGTACCCTTGCCCATAACCACGGAAGGCGAAGCATCGTCAACCGCAGGGACAGGTCCCGATCCAGTGGTAAGGGAAACAGCCGCGCCCACAACGCCGGTATATGGAATAACCTTGCCGCAATTCTCGCCGACGAGATAGAACGGGACCGCATAAGTCCACGTATCGCTAGCCGCAACCGTAATATTAGCGCGATCAATCACAACGAGAACCGCATCCGCATTGTAATCGGCCTGGGCCTGCCACAGATCAACATCACGCGGGGGTAGGCCTAGAAGGAAATCATTAGACTTTGCCATTTCAATTCCTTTAGTTCGCGCCGGGCAACGCTTATGCGCTACCCGGCTATTCTACTCTATCAGGTCGCGAGACCAGTCAGAGAACCATGGAAGTAAGCCGATCCGTAATCAATCCCGAGCTGTGCATAAATCTGGCCGGACTCGCTGGCGCCAGTCTTGGCAAGCTCCTCGTAGCCAAGAATGCCATCTACGAGGGGAAGATTAGGTACGGGCTGGATAACCATGTTGCACTTGCTCATATCGGCGAAGAGCATATAGCCAGCGGGGACATGGCGGGACCAGACAACCTCGAAAACCCCAAAGTCAGTCTGAATCCTGTCGATGCTCAGGCCGCCGAGGTTGCGGTCGGTCGGAACGAAGCCGTACTCATTGGAAATCCTCTGCTTATCGGCGGCCGTGCAGAAAATAACTGGGCGGCCGAACTGCGCGCCGTTGCTAGCCATCTCAAGGAGCAACTGATCCGCGAGGGATTTCGTAAAAGCCGCACTGGAAGCCGCCACCGTGCTAATGGTACAAGCGGTGAGAATACCACGCATCTTGTTAGCGACGTTAGCCGCCGTGGCCTTCTGATAGGTACCAATAAGAGCGGAATACTCATAGTCCCGGTAGACCTTCTCCATCGCTACCATCTTCTGGAAGGCTACCTCATCGGCGACCTGGTTGGTATTGGGATTCGCGGAATACGCATAGCCAGGAGCGCCCACGCCAACCTCGACAAAGCGAAGCTTGGCCGCATTGGACATCTTGGAATAAGTAACGTTGACCTTCTCCTGGAAAATCTGCGTTACGTTAAGCTCGTTCGTCCGCTCATAAGCAATAGCAGTCGGAGCGGTAAGAGAATCCGTCTCAGTGATAGCGGGCTGTGCGGCGCTCTCGTGCGCATAGCGCCCAGACATAGCAAACTCATCATTACCACTAGAGACAATCCCGCCGAGACGGGACATGAAGGGGAAGTTTACGGCATCGGCGGTAAAGATCGTCGGGGCCGTAATGTTCGGAACGTTCCAATTAGAAACATAACCAGTAGTAGTGTCATTAGCCATTTATTATACTCCTAATTTTTGCAATTCCGCCTGAACCACTAGGGCCTGCTGGAATTGCTTTTTCTGCATGAGGTCGTTGTATTTCTGTTGCAACGCCTCGCGGGAAGTCGGTGCCGATCCACCCTTGGGCGGCATCCCCTGATTCCCGAATCTCTCTTTCAGAATCTTTTCCGTATAGCTATCGCGTGCCTTTGTGAAAGACTTTTCAAACTTAGCGATTAGCTCGTCAGTCTCGGCGTCCGTATTCCCGACGAGTCTATCGGCCCATTCCGGCTCTAGCCCCATTTCAGTAAGTTTCGGAAGCACCTTGGAAAGCTGAGTGATTCGCCTGTTCTCCTTCTCTGCTTGCGCCTTGGCTTTCTCCAGGGCCTCGACCCTTTCGAGCGCCGCCGCAAGCTCGGGGTCCTTCGGCTTAGGCCCGCGCTTTTTAATTTCCTCTTCGATCATGCCCGGCAACTTCTCGGCCTTGAACTTCGCATCATGCGACTCGACAGCCTTACTAATCGCCGCATCAATCGCGCTTTTTATAAATGGATTCTCACTAGCGAGCTTCTCCACAGTCTCCCGCGAGTCGATCTTAACCGCCCCATCGAGAGCCGAAACAGCCGTCTTGAAAGCCTCGCGCTTGTCGGGAGCGATGGCCTCAGAAAAGTCTTCAAATAATCCCATTATTAACCCCATCCCC